CATAAGCGTCTGGGAGCATTGCCCAGATACCCGAACCGAAGTTCGCATGATCGCGCTAATTAAATTTGTGACTCCTTGAAAACCTCCTAATGAAGAGTTATAGCGGCACACGCCGCTATACACCTTCAGTAGGTAGGAAAAATTCCAGAATCACAAAAGATACGGCGCGACCACTTCATGCACAATTGTGCACACCCACACGGCCACAGTGTGGTGTAGAGTATTTTGACTTTAGGTTCTCTATAAACCTTATTTTAGAGTCTTTAATGACTTAGTTATGTTGCTGGCGGTCCTGTCTCATACCGCATTGGAGGCAAACCAGTGAAGAAATAACATTGGAAATCTTCACCAGCAGCTGTCCAAATATCAATTTGAGTAGTCGGACTACAACTAATGTTGGCAACATACCTCAAATGTTCACCCCCATACATGGTGGTATAGTGCAAACGCTTACCAGGCGTAAAACGACTTTCATCGTAATATGGTGATTCAACCTCTAGAGCTGGGTTCATATCAAAATTCTGATATGCCGCTCCACTGGTGCCAAATACATTTTCAGCATCAGGATTAATAAATATAGGCATAATTTGAGCAGCAGAATCTGCACTATTTGCTGGATCAGCCAATACTTGAAAATTGTAGAAATAGAAGTTGAAGGGACTAGGGTGTTGATGACGTTCTGCAATAGCCCAATGCCCTGTATGATTATCACCACCAATACGGTGTTCATTGTTCACCATAAATTTACGACGAATAGATCCCCTCCATCCTTGAAACATTGACATCACATAATGAATCATCACTGTGTTGACATACCCATATCCATCTCCAGCTCCAGTTGAGTATGGTGCTGTATTATAATAACCCCTAAAAATAGGGATTATATGAGTATTATACACAACGCGATATTTATTGAAGTCAAATCCACCAAGTCTCTGGTGCCTATTATATCTCTTAAGCACCTGGCGAAAGGATGTAATGGATTCTCCAGTAAACACTTTGTTGATCAATGGAGACGATCTTTCCGAAACAGCTATATTATCAGATTCTTCTTGTAGTGGTGCTGAAGGTTCAGCCGTATTATGTGCATCAATTGCTTGTTCAGTACCAGATTGTACTTCTAATTCTTCAGATGCAGTACCACCAAAGTTGAAATTCTGGAACCAACTGTCAGGTACAAAAACTTCAAAATCGTCACCAGCTGAAACAAAGACATTAATTTCCACGTCATTGTTCACTGTGTCATTTGGAGTTGTCAATTCGTTAAGCACTTCGACACTCAATGTTCCATTACCAGCATCAGAAACTAAATATCTAGTAGTACTATAAAGTTCCGACACTGCCGTCAATCCTGGTTTGCGATATTCCAACAGAGTTCGACTTTGAGAGTTAGAGATAGAAATAGTAAAATCATTTTTATCAGCTATATCTACAATCTCTGCATAGTTCGTATTATAAAATCCATCATCATTTTGATAATTTGGATCATACACAACTCTCAATCGTCCTTTGTGGAAAGCACTACACACAACTTGAAACCTAAAATTCAGGGTCCCAGTCCAATATTTAAATGGAAGTGTAGCTGCAGCAACAGCAGGAAAATGGTACAAATTCGTGTCAGTGACATCCCATAAAACTGGCGTCACTCGTGTATTCCATAACAAACTAGTTTCAGGCGTGTTCATTGCCCATGTAAACTTGGTTAAATAGGATTCACGAGACGCTATGGAATTGATTGACATAGCATCATGTCCGCCCAAACCTGATATACGCGGATCTACAGTCAACTCCTGTTTATCGTCTAACGTCAACTTATTCGTAGAATCTGGAACAGTTGTATTCGCAAGAGATGATACAGTTGTTGGTCGCACTGGCATGTTATCTACAGTATGAGCTGGCCGACTAAAGCCAAATGCTTTAGCAGCTCCTGCAACTCCATTAGCTGCAGAGGCTGTAGCCATAGCAAATGGTGCAATCTCAGGTATCACCGATAAAGCTGTGGCAGCACGGGCAATAGCAGTAGCGGGGCCAGATACAATTCCCTTGCGATTAGCCTGATCGACTTCATGTCCACTTTGAGGTGATAGTGAAGTGGAATCGATCGAGGTCAAACCGCTCAATTGCACATCCTCAGCCCATGCAAAAACAGTAATAGTAACTTTGTCACTAGCACCATTAGCATGTTTGAGCATGTTTAGTGGTTGAATGTATATACGTCCTAAATTCTCCCATTCCTTTAACACAACATCGCAGTAGTTATGATGCCAGAAAAATGGGATTGACATTTCACCACCTGTTGATGTGCAAGGATCTAAATAAATGTGCGGTAACTGAGAAACATGTATCATATTTGCACTAACCAGTGTGCTAACCGGAGTGAGAGTGTCATTACCATGATATGGATGATAGGCACAAATAGCTCTGCCATATTGAAATCCATTACCATTGATGACAACTTTAATCTTAAGATTAGCTCTCATTAACTTGAAATTGGTTATCCGATTAAGCGCACGCGCATTACTGAAGACTGCTTCCCATGGGTTAAAAGTGACATCGAATATGCCACCTGTGACCCATTCCTCCCTCGCTGCAATAACGGGGCGGGAAAAGAAATCATTCAGACTGAGCGCATTTCCATCCTGCAATGTTCTGGTAGGATCAGTCGAGCTTTCAATAGCATAATCATTAGTGATCTTCTGGTCAGAAAACTTAATATTCTGAACTGTTAGATTACTGGATGCTTGAAAGACACTTGCCTCAGCCGTACCAGCTTGAGGTGTGAACTCACACGCACAATACATTTCCTGTAAGGCGCATGTTTCACAGTAATCACCACCTAAAAAGATGGTGGGTCTATACAAACCATATCTAGAAGCGCGCTCTTTACGAGAACGCCTAAGAAAGGCTTGCAACTCTTTACACGAATTCCTATTAGGAGTGTGGATCGAATTCGCCGAATCCACACAACTTTGTTTTGTTGTTGTTGTAGCAAGCGCTTTACTACCATCTGGTTCGCACTCAAACACCAGCGGAGAGATATTTGTTTAAATCTATCTGAAGCCTAACATCATTGAGAAAATGCTTTAAAACTCAATAATATTGGTATCCAATCAAATAGATGATCTTTGCTTCGTTACACACGGAGGATCTACTCCGCCCAATCTTTTAAAGGGTTCATGGGTGCCCCATGCGCAGCAGAGCTACGCCACTCTGGAATTGAATTGGGTTCCAGAGAACCCATGTTGAGGTTCGAAATACTCAGTATCGTCTAGATTTGGCACCTGTTCAGGTGTATATTTACATTTCCAGTCTAGAACCGATTCATCAAAATCGACATCCAATTGCGTACAGAGGTGAGTTATATCAGCTCTATGTGCAACTTCCCTCAACTGTGAGCGTCGCATTTCATAAACTTCACGTCCATGATTCGCCCACTCACGTAATGCGGTGTCAATATTCAAAGCACACGCGAGCTCCTCAGTGTTTTCACACTTCTTTGGCCTCATATACATGTGCAACATTTTGAATATTGACTTATCAATTAGGGCGCCCACATGCACCCCTTTCTCCTCACAAAAGACAGATTTTCTCTTTAAGAACTCAAAATCTTCCTTGGGTAAGAAGTCGAGCAATTCACTTTCCTTGTCAGGCATTGTGTAAACTTGACCATGCTTTCCCAAAAATTCTGATATGGTCTTAATAGTAAAACCATCAATTTCGTTAGATACGGATCCAATATTATCATCTCCATACGTCATCAATTTAACATAATCACGGAATGGCTTGCGTGTCTCAAAACTCAATGGTTTATACAGAGTATAAAAACAAGCCCTCAAGTTGAGACTACCACAAATACCATTGATGATAACAGTTAAGGAGTTTCCAGATATGTGTGTGCCCTCTGTCAATCCAATCAAATCACCATTATACGCAATCACAGCATAAGCAACATCTCCAGCCATTGATTCCATAACACGCAAATCATCTTGTGTATAATCACACAAACGTGCCATATCAACAAGTATCCGAAGAGCTGCCAAAATCAATTGTGACGGTAATTTCTGGTCATACTTACCGTAATCACCTCCCAGTAGTCGGTCTTCTCCAAATGTATAAACATGCTGGTGAAATTCCTCCCATTCTGGTCCATGACTATTAATACCAACAGCGCATTCAGAAACAAGAGGATTCATCTGTAAGACACGCAATAATGGTAAATAATATTTGCGGATAAGATATGTCAACGAAATTGGATTTCCATAGAAAATACGACATTTGTCCTTGGCGAGAATTTCGTCCTTTTTGCAGGCTTTAGCGATAGCATATGATCTATTTCCACCACGATAGCAGTCCTCACACCGTCTGATTTCATCCATAATTATAGGATCAAATTCCCTATTATTTGGTTTGTCATCAGTTGGTTCAAGTTCTACTACATAGTTTCGCTTCTTGCCTGTAAGTGGGAAACCCAAAGCAGTATTCAACTTTATAGCATCCATAAATTTCTTTCCTGGTATGCCACATAAATTTTCATGATCTGTCAAGGGTCTAGCATGTCTCCACATATTAGAACGAAATATTGGTTCAAGTGCACTCTTGTAATCCATGGTAGCCATCTGCAATGTTTCATAATCATACATTTCAGCTGGAACTGACAGATTCTCAAGACAAGTTTGCCAACCATACCACTCAGGTTTCATCTTAGGTCCACAATAAATATTGGGACTAGACATGACATCCATAACATGTGGTGAAATTGGCGTAACCTTAACATCAGTCCGAGATGTAACTTCTCCAGGACAAGATCCGTAGTATTCTATCTGCGAATTCTCTGGCAAATAATTCAATGGACTCTTTTTATGTAAAGGTTTTGATGAGAGGACATTAACTCCCAAAACTTGTGTTTCAAATTTGTCGGCACTACCTGTCAGGAGCACTCCTTCACATTCACGCAACTGTTGAACGGCATCTAAATACTCACTAAGAGTGATCATACCATAACAACCTCGTTTTGTGCCTTCTTTTCCGCCCAAATGTATTCCCATGATACAAGCACCACTTCCTTTGGAAATGAGTGTAGCGCCACACAAACCTCTAAAGGTATTAACGCTCAAATTCATATATTCACCTCCTTGGAAACTGCACACACCATTGGATGTCATCTTGGGACTCGAAAGACCTCTAATAGTGGCTAGTACACCGTCCTTGTCTCTCCACAACATTGAAAATTCTTGTGTAGGTAGTTGAGATAGGGGTAACCACTTAGATAAGTCCTTAAAGGATCCTCCACTAGCTGCATAACATACCATCAAATCAGTGTCTGGCACATGTATCGATGATAATCGTGAAAGTTTGCACCGAAACTTGCCTCCACACATATTTGGATTACTCTTACGGAAAGTACATGTAATTTCATCCGTCTCAAAATAGTGTGAGGGTAGCAACACGACATTGGAATTTAAAAATAAAGCATTAGCCATCAACCTCTTTCCATTAGTTTCTATAGTTCCATAAACTAAATTCTTCTGTACTACTTGGCTGAGCTCTTCATTAGAGATACACTTTGATATAGGTGTCAACGGCAATTCTCGTTTAACAACACCAATCCAAGGATTCTCTTCTGAGTCACGAACCGCAACTTCAGCTTCATCTTTTGGTTCCAACGCTCCCTGCATGCGCATATTATTGTACGCTCTGAACATTCTCGCAATTGCGAGTAGACCTGTCAAAACGACTGATGCTCCAATGAGAGAACGTGCATATGCCTGCCAATACCGTTTAGCACCCTGGAATATTGGTTTATCCACTAACCTTCGGCGACAATACAATTCCACGTCCAGCAATATACATCTCTGCAAGTATATATAAAATGTAAACAAGAAAATTGTAATCCAGAAGGTAAACTCAGGGTGTATAGCTATATAACGTAACGCTATGGAGATACAAAAGAATGAAATCCACAACAATTTCGAAATAAGCATATAACTTCTAAGCAATGGTCTTCCAAATATAACAAGTTGCAACAACGATTGGAGTGAACGTGGTGAAGAAAATTCAGGTAAAATTTGCAACCATCCAAAGACACCTTGGTATAAACTATGTAAAGTACCGTAGGTCCCTAAAGGAAACAACGTATGTGAACCACTCTGCTGTGTGAGTCCATGTTTATTGCAAAAACCTTTAATTTGTACACATCCATCACAACCACAAATCTCTAACCGTCCATCGCGTGACTTCATGCGATTCAAAATTGATTGTTGATCTTTCCTATGTTCATCAAATCGTTCAATCAGAAATTGTAATACGGTTTTAAAAGATGCTTTACGCAATGGTACTCCATTCCATTTGACAACTGCATATCCAGCAGAAGCGGTCATATCACTAGGTTTTACTGCCCGTTCAACTGTTAATTCCCAAATATCATCGAACAGTGGTTCTTCATCAAGTTTTGCATATGCTTTCCTAATCTTTGCGGGATCAATACCTTGCGATATCTTATTCTCAAAACGCTGGAACTTGTCTTTAGCCTTTACGGTTATAACATAATGCATCCTGCGTTGAATAGAGTATGGACAATTGGAATATAATCTGGCATCCAAGTCTTGTACATTGGTATTAACCACAACGATCGAAGGTTCAACAAAGACTTTGCCTTTACTACCAAGATCTGCCATATTAGCGGAAAATGGTTGATTATTGCAAACATCAATGATTACTCGAGTTGGTGGTCGCTCCACAAAATTGGATTTATCGTTTGCCATATCATCAATGAACATTACCTCTTTGCTCGTCGTCCAATTGGACATAAACTTGTCGGATGCATTATACGACGCACGATATTCCTTACCCATAGGTAATCCTGCACTTGTCAGAAGAGCATCAACAATTTGATCACCACACGTGGTTTTTCCTTGACTACTTTCACCAAACAATTCAATAACAAATGGAGCCTTTCTGACCCCACTACTGATTTTCATGGTTATGTAATCATTTTTAATACCAAGTAAACGTGTGAATTTATCTCCGAGTAATTTCTTTTCAAATCCTGTCTTATTCTCCAAAAGATTACGAATCTTTGTAGTGAGCTTCTCCAATCTGGCATCAAATTCCGATTCTGCAATACCTGCAACTCGTTCAAGATTACCATTCTTGACTAAATCCCACCACAATGTAACTTTGGCGAATTCCTCATCCATTTCCACTGCTGTGGAATCACTCATGAAAAGCGGCTTCAAACTCCTATCTCGAAAACAAAGATACAAATTCTCAATGAAAAATGTGATAGTAGACACTGCGGCATCTGCAATGTCGAAAGCTTTTGCGTGTAAGAGTTTCATATCAGGTTCAAGGACTACAAATTCGTTCAACTTGAACTGAAC